GGTAGCTTGGGCAGCCGAGTTTCGTATGATAAATCTAAGTCTGTAACTACAGGCGACATACCCCACCGGTATGTTAGATCAGTGATGGTCACCTTTACTTTTATGCAGAACAACGAAATGAATAAATCTCGTAATAACAAAAGTAAAAGCTCATTGCCGCTGCGCAATGACCCCGCAAGACTTGCCGAGGCGAATAGAGTCGCTTTCTTCGAAATACCCCAACAACTCGAGAGAGAGAGTGGAAGGAAGGAGAAAGTCGAGAAACTCGTTAGTCGGAAGTTTAAAGTCTTCTCCAAGCAGAATCTTGGAGATATCGGAGACGCCGTAATTGAACCTCGGCGTCGTAAGAATAAGCCTCGTAGACCTGCGGGTCGACCTCTACGCGGTAAGCGCAAGCTTAGTGTCTCTCGATTGGAGTACCCTGAGCTCGCAGAACTTGCTGATGGTATAGGCCAACCGGTCACAGCTGTTATCCGATGGTATAAATCGTGTTACTCAAGTGTTAGACGACAGATCTACTCCAGAATGTTGGCGGAAAATCCTAGTGTAGAACAGAATGCACGACCATTGGCAGCTACGATAGAGGACTTATTTCTTATGATTTCGCGGACTGTCACAGATTGGGCGTTGTTCCATAACGATCTTTCGGTCGCCACACAACAAGAACTCATCGCTAAGAGGAGGCTTGAGGAATCAATCCTCATGGCTCCAATCGATGACGAGGATGGAGTCTACCCATCAGTTGCTGGCGGTGATGATTCGGACTCAGAGTCCGTCTCGTCATTAGAATCGGATGATTCGAATGGTCTACCAACCACACCAGTGTCTCCCGTGAGTACGGTCAGTGGTAAGGTAGCACCCTTTTGCCTAAAGGAGGCGCCAGGATATGATGAGTGGTTCAGATCTTTATCAGAAGATGATGAATTCCTCCCAGTACTTCTTAAATCAGATAAGAAGGTTCTTGGTGTCGCCGCGCACTGTTCTGAGAGCGTTGGCAAATTTATGGATAGGGTCCGGAAGATCTTCCCAAAGATGATATTCTCACACTCATTGACCGATCTAACCGCAGGGGTTTCCGGTTTTTCAGTGATAGACATCGTAGCTTCTGGTATAGGCGGTGGTAAGAAGACCATTGTCACAACCAAGAGTGGCGGGAAGATCGGTGGAGGAAGCAACCACAAAGGGAATAAGCATGGTGACACGAGTGTACACAACACATTTGATGCTCACAAACACTTGATCTCTCTACAGAATAGAGAGATGGGCTTGCAGAAGTGTAGTCTTAAGTTGGCTGCAGGATTGGCAAACCCCTTCAACCCTGCGTGTTATGGGATGTGCGGTGTAGCAGACTCTGCGCCGTCACCTTCCCTTTGTGTCCCTGCCAGACTCAATTTCACGATGACCTGTGGGAGCGCAGGTTTTGGATTTATCACTGTCCATCCCACTATCTGTTCAGATGTCGATTGTGTGGCCTTCTCTAATAGTGCCTCGGCGTTCACAGATACAGCAGTCGTCCTCACCAAAGCAACCGATACTTTGGCGGACGGAGTTGCAGTGGGGAGGACTTCTGATCTTCCACTCACCGTCTCCCAGTTGATCAACAACTCTTATGGTAATCCTGGGCACGAAGGACGTGTCCTTGCTGTAGGGTTGCGCCTAAGGTACATCGGTGTATCAGACAGTTCGAATGGTCTGATCACAATGTACTCTTCACCTCATCATGACAATGTTAGTATTCAACCTTCGACTACTACAGCCATGACGATTGCGAAACTTAGGTCGTTCGACACACATGTTACCTACGCTCCTCACGAGTTGAAAGGAAAAGTCTTGACTGATTTTCCCGTATACCAAGAGGAGGAAACCTTCGCTCAGAGCGAGACCACCCAGGAATTGGCTTATCCATACTCTCATAAGGAGGTAGCGCTTGCTGCTGGTGGTGGTGTTACTTATGACTATGCAACAAATGGCTCCACCAACCTGGGAGCCCCAACAATGGTTGTTGCAGTTGATGGTAATGCAGGTGACAAATATGATGTCGAGGTCATCTTTCATGTCGAGGCTTTCGGCAACACTCTCAAGTATGGAGCAGAACTTCATGAGAGCGATCCAGTAGGAGCTGATAGAATCATGTTAGCTGCTGCCAAGATGAAGCTGAATAAGACTTCGCGTATCAAGAACCAATCAAATTGGAATTTGATGCAACAAGCTCTTGTCGCCACTGGTAAGCAAGCTCTCAAGATAGCTATTCCAGCCTCTGAAGCCGCGCTCATGGCTTTGCTCACGTGATTGTCTCTGACCTCCCTCCTCCATTCTTTGGTCGAGATGTTTTTCTATATGGATGACGGTTTAATCCCGAAATTATGGAATCTGCACATTTCGCACTCACAACTGAATGGAGCCCAGGGGGAGGTCACGGGGACGGACGATTTCGACGATATGGTCAGAGCGGCAAACATGTTTGACCAGCAGAACCACGTCGGAAAAGGTAAGCGTCACAAAGCTCGGAGAGGAAAAGGTCGCGGTAAGCCGCCGGGAGGTCAACGAGACGCACCAGCAGGTGATGCCCCAGAGGAAGAACCCACTTTAGAAGTTACAACCACGGCTGATGGCAATTGGGAAGCCAAGCACACTGGGACTGAAGCTCAGGTTATGGCTTCGTGTGATGTTGTCCATGCTCGCATGGCTGCACTTCGCGAGGACACAGCCAAGAGAGCAGACGCCAGGAAGTGTATACAGAGAGAGGAAATGCTTCGGATTAAACAAAGATTTGAGGACAGTGTGAAAGAGGAATCTAACTCGGCGGAATCACTAAACCGTGAAGCTGAGGTAATCGCACTGAAAGCTCAACACATGCGTGATACAAGGAATGATCGTATGGCTTTGGCACAAATGGAGTACGAGGTTGAGAACGTTCGTCTTAATGGGAAGGCTGAGCGTAAGGATCCTAAGCTCTTCGAGACAGGATTGGTATCTTACAGTACCTACATCCTGGAAGATGAAGCTGCCTTGTTGGATCTCAATCCTCTCACTGAGGCATGGCGTATCCCTAAGCGGAATCGTGATAGCAAATTTGCTCATAAATTAGGTGTACCTCTAACGATGTACCCTCTTTTTGGGCGTAGTAAAAACAGAGGTCTTCTCTCACATCTTCTTGCAGCAGCTCTCAAACCGTTTTATCGGGAGGGAATGGACACTGGGACTGGGAAATTCAGTTTTGGTGTTCCAATGCATGATTGTGAGGAGAATCCACTTGGTAATGAGGTTCGACCTCTTGCCGTCTACGAAGAGCATGTTTGGGCTAGGGTTAATAGGAAATATCGGTTCCTTGGAGTTGAATCCAAAACCATCAGAGATCTCATGGAGGACAAGAATTTTCTCACAGATAGATCATATGATAGTTACACACCAACCGTGGTGCACCCATGGTTGTTGCAGATTGGAATCTCCAGGTTGAACGGTACTACCTCTGACAATGTCACGGTTTCTGCGGTCATCAGGAATCTGAAGATGGAAGGTTGGGGTGATGCAATCCCAGCCGTCCTTTTCCATGACACAATCTTAGTTGCTGGTCAGATCGCTGATCACTTCGACTATCGTGTTAAGAGAACTCAGAAGATCACCGCTAAGGTCGAGTTACAGAGTAAATAGGGACGAGCCCTCGCTTATACAGAGACGGTTGATCATGGGAATTTTCTCAGATTACCTGTCACTGATGCTGATTGTGGCGTTCTACCTGCGAGTAGAGATGCCCTGGTTGATTGGCGCATCAAATCGATGGGGGAGTCTGGTTCGAAACGATTCAGGAGAGATCCGGATGGTGTTCTACCGTTCCCTAAAGCGAGGGCCGTTATTCTAAATGTAGATGATGGTGACTGTAAATATGTAACACAATTCGGGCCAAGGTGGCACAACCCCGCTTCGGAGGTGTACTCCGCGGGGGATAAAAATTTATCTGTAGCGTTAAGTAGAATAGATGGTAGACGTGAAGACGAAGAAGCGTTAACTAGGAATAACAAGAGGATCTCTCCCTTGTCCGTAAACAGGGGAGCGTCTCGATTTGTCGATTCATATCACCGGAAGATTAAGAGCGCCATGTCGGAGGCTTTACATCATCTTGGTGACGACATTGAAGAACAAGTGAAGAATGCATGTTTGATCGATCATGATAAATACAAACTCAGAGTCAAAGCGATTCGCGAGTTGATGTTTAGAAGAGAGGTCATTAACTCGTTGTTCATGGAGAATTCCAAGGGTAATTGCCATATCACTGGCAAGGTTAAAATCCCTGAATTCGCCAAGTTCGGCAAAAAATCAAGACTTATTGGAGACTTCAGTTGTCCTGGTTCGTTGTTGGCAGCCTTTTTAGTGCCAATAATGAAGTACGCTATGTCTTCGTCGGTAGAGGTAAGTGGTGCTACTTTTAAGTTTCAAAGTAGTACCAAGATGGAATCGTTAAGGGAGAGTATCAGGGAGATGGATGAATCCACTGGGTCGTTCTTTCTCTTCTTCTCAGATGACATCATTTGTAAAATTGTAAATAGTGACGGTGAGTCGTGGTTCAACCTCGATATATCGTCGTGCGACTCGAGTAACGGTCCAAGTGTTTTCGAAAGACTGCATTGGTACTTTGAAGAGTCCGGACAAGCCCATGGGCTTATGGACAGAGCTATCCGACAGTGTCAGCAGCCATTGAAATTGTTTGGTGAACGTAAGAAGGGGTTAGGAGGTGAAGATATTAAGGAGTACATCATGGCCAAAAGTCGTGAACCTTTAGAGTTCTCTGGTACACAGCTCACAACGCTGTTGAACAATATCGCATCTGTTAGCATCTGTTTGTCCATTCATTATCACTCAGTGGTTAAAGCCTCAGGACGGGAAACTTTAGAAACTGTTATATCTAAATCTGCTTTTGCATTTGGATACAAAATGACTTTTCAACGGTGCCCGATTCCAGAGAAGCTACAATTCCTCAAGCACTCCTTCAGTAGACGTGGCGACTTCTTGGAACCTTGGTTCAATCTAGGACCGTTTTTCAGGAGTGCCGGCACTTGTTTCATGGATCTGGCGTTCAACAGATCTAAAGGTGAGACATTAGAAGGAGCTGCCCGAGCCAGAAACTGGCAGAATTTGACCTGCATGACAACCAACGGAACCAACCCATTGTTCGAACATCTTTCGAATTGTCCCGGGTTTCAAAACCCAAAAACCAATCTCTACACAATCGCGAGATCAAGTGTCATCAAAGAGAAGAGCTTCAGCCATCAAAACGTTGATTGCTCCGTAACTTCCGAAGAGTTGCGTCGTCGCTACGACTTCAGTCCCGACGAACTCGAGCACTTTCTCAGTGTCAGTTATGATATCTTCCAAGAGATCAGTTCTCCTCTGATTTCTAAGGTGTTGTATGAAGATTATGCTTATCCTGTTTTAACAACATGATAATGACTAGAAATAGTCACTTAATTG